GTCCTATCGTTTAGGCTAAAAGCCATAAATCCAAGGTCTGTACATGCATTCGATGTACTCTGCGTCTTTAGTAAGAACCTTGCAACTTTCAACTCGAGCGCCATACCAATCGCTCCATTCCTGTGGACTTGCGTCATTACTAGGACGAGTCAAATCAGCAGCATTCGGTTCGTGAACCATTTCCTCGTCAGTGAACGGGTTGCTGTAACACTCGTTCTCCCACTGCTCTCTAGTTCTCGTCAATTGAGCACGAGAGTTTGAAATCACTGTGCATACTTTATTAACTTGAGCGGGAAATGTTTCAGGCGTTGGCGTAGCAGTAGGCTCTGCTGAAACTACAAGAGTAGGAGTTGGTGCTGGAGTTTCTTGTGCGTTAGCAATTACTGCAGATGATGCAATAGCACCCAGCAAAACTAATCCCGTTATCATTTGCGTCTTTTTCATATTTGCAGAGTATCACATACCCGACAAAAAGAAAACCCCCAGCGCTAGAAAGGAGTTAAGAACGCTGGGGGCTTCCCGTGAAAGGAGATGATACTACAACATGCAAAACACATTTTGAGGATACGTGTATTACCTAGATATGTTAACACGACGTTTTTGAGATTTGCAAGCAGATTTACAAAAATCTTTTTATTATAACTTAAGGCTTCTTAAATACCAGAACAGGCTCATACTTGTAGCCACCCTTAATCATCGAGGACAGCAATAACTTCAATTCTTCCTCTAACTCAAAGCCTTCTTCTTGAGCAATCCTGATGGTGTCTGCCACCAGCGTCCTGTGCGTCTTAACGTCTGCAACATTAAGCACCATGTATTTCCCAGACTTCAGCACCCTCATGCAGTTCCTGATTGTCTCCCGAAGAAACCCTTCGTTCCACAACTCAACCGAATCAAACTTTTTGTAACTCTGTGCTTCATCATCTGAATACTTTTCCGTATCAAAGTATGGTGGCGAGGTGAAACAGAAGTCTACTGACTCGTCTTCCATAGGGACGTCCACTTCACTGCCCTGCTTAAACAAGTCAATAAAAGTCCTCCCCCTCAATCCAAAGTCTTTTTGGATTCCAATCAAACCTTGCATGGTTTCTGTTGCAGGGTCTGTGCCAATGTAACGAACTACGTTTGGCGAAACCATCGCACCAAGCAATCGTCCACCATACCCACAACTCATATCCCACACCGTTGCGTTCTCACCAGCGTATTTGGCATAGATGGCAGCAGCAGCCGTAGGTCTAAAGTTAGAAACGCTTTGCACTCCAGAGTAAGTTCTCAATCCCTTACGCATACCAGAATCAGAGAAGTAGTCTCCACGCATCATACGTCGACGAATCGCTTTCATAAGCAACTCGTCATTCTCGAACACCTCCATAGGTGTCTTCATGTTGCCAACTCTTACGCTCCAAGAGTGATGCATGTAACTCCACGCTAGCGCCAACCCATGCATTGTTTGCTTTACTTTGCCATCTTCAATCAGGGTGTCTAAGTTCTTATCTACATAGTTCTGCAGTTTCTCAAACTCAGCGTCTCGCTCTTCAGCGGTTAGGTTGTAGTAGGGGAATCCGTTCTTACGGGCGTCTGCGAAAATCTTTTCCGCAAACTCCTGCTGACCCTGTTCATCTAAATCTTTCCATTCAGATTTAGAAATCGTCATACAAGGTTTCCTCTACTTCTTTTACAGTTCGTGCGTGTCCAGTTAGCGCTTCAAGTTCTGTTGAATAGCGTTTTTGGTTGCCATTCATGTTGCCACCAAACACCAAGGTCTCAAAGATAATTGGCATCCCAGTTCCAACCCCATGGTCTGCGCCTAACCAAACAGTAGAAACAAGAACGTCTTCGCCATCGCCTTTGGGGTTTTTAAATGTGGTTCGCTCTACGATTTTGTATTGAGGGTCTTCAAACGTTTCCATAAACTCTTCTAGAGTTATTGGCGCACCGTCTCTGTTGTAGTAATTCATTTTGTCTTTTCCTAAATACTAATCTTCTAATAGATAAGCGACCAACGCTGGGTTATCTCTTAGCAACATTAGCAGAGGCTCTTCCCAAATACCAATGAAGTAATGCTCCCAAGTGTCGAAATCATCTTTCTTGCTTGGCTTGACAGAAGTATCGAAAACGAAACCCATAGCGTGCATCAGTTCATGCAATAGCGTAAGACGCTTTTTACTAACAGGTAATTGCTTATCAACCACAATTAGGTTCTGCAACTCCAAAGTGTAACCAAGGGTATTGTCATTTAGCATGCCATCCTCGTCTCGACTACGCATGGTAATCGTAAAGACCTGAGCACCGATTTTGACGGTGGATGGCATCATGTTCATAGCAGTTTCTTAACCTCGGAGTGTAGGTACTCTATTGTATCAGAGTTGCCAATAATGGCATCGAAGTCATATCCGTCTAAAGCATGCTCAGATTCGTGGTCATTGGCTGCCCCAAACCCATCTCTGCCTACTCTCCAGACTTCTCCGCCCAGTTCTTTTATAGCATCTGCTTCGTTTGGATAACGGACGTCGGCGAAAACGACTTTACCCCCGTCTGGAATTCGTGCCAAAGCGTAGTCAACCCAAAAGTCAGGGGAGAACATCTCCCTCCCCACCTCTGTGCCAAAGCGTTGCAGTAGTGGTCGAACTTCGGTGCTGGCAGTTTTTAAGTACTCCCAGCCAAAACTGTTAACAGCATGCTTCAGACTCGAGCGAGTCTCAAAAATGTCAATCACAGGGTCTAGGTTTACCAAGGCATCTCGTATCGGCTGAGCGAAAGACATCTTTGTAAAGCCACAGTTTTCTACTAGCCAATCAGCAACAGTGTCTTTTCCTGCTCTAGCCCATCCGCTTAAGCCAAGAACCTTTACACGAGGTCTCAGTTCTCCATCCTTAAGGACGTAGATTGGGACACCAATCGCATTAGCGACGTGCACCTCAAGCGATGCGCCTTTTGAATCCTGCCAACCGGGTAGAACACAAATTGCGTCACACTCAAGAACGTGCGGCAAATCCCTACGCATATACCAAGCCCAAGTGTTGTTAGGTCTCTCTGGCAATCCAGCAGACTCGAGCGCCAACTCTAACGTTGTGCCATCATTGTGTGCAGGGTTGATTACTTCATAACCCAATTTAAGTAGTTGCCGTTCGGCTTCAAAGAAAGCAGGGAAGTTCCATTGGTCGTATCCCGTCATCGGTCCTGCCACGTAAATCTTTGTCATCAGTTGAACCTACTTCCCGTATCGTGCTTAGGCATATTTGACTTACCGCAATAGTTGCAAGTAATCAGTTTGATTCCTGTTACTGGACAAGCGTCTCCCACTTGCACCTTGTGCCCACGCACAAAGCACCACACTCCACGCAGCCAGTTCTTCATCAATCCCTCGACTTGATTGCTTTAATAATCTTGTCCTTAACCACCTTGGTGATTCCAGTTCCTTCTAGATTCTTAATGACGTCGACGATAGCGTCTCGCTCATACTTAACACCGTCTTTTACCCACATCGAGTGGCACTCGACGAACATGTTCTTTACTTCTGTATTAAGCGGCGTCTGGTTCTGAGCCATCTTCTTCTCCTTTGATAAGAGCGATTAAAGCGTCAACGTCTGCGATAGAGTCTTGCTCTTTTAGCAACGCAACAATACGCTCACGCTCACGCAACATACCCTCGTTCATTATGGAAAGCATAAGTAACTGCTTAGCCTCAGAGAGTGCGCCAGTGTTAATTTCAATGGTTGTGTATTCTTCTTCTTTACTCATTTTTGCCTTCTTCTTTTTCCTTTATCAAAACCCATTTGTACCCTAGTGGAACGTAAGTCTTATTGACTAATTCCATCCAGCGAAGCAGGTATTCCATCCCAAAGCGATATCTGCGTTTAGCCATCTTTACTTACGGTCTTCGTCTTCCCTGCTCCAAATCATTATCAAGTAGATAAAAGTAGCCAGATAGATAACCGCTACTGCGTAGGACAGGATGTACACTGGACTCATTTATTTTCCTTTATTAGAGAGATTAGGTATTCACGCCATCCACCCTTAGTGCCTTCAATCGGCTCTAGGGAGTCTTTTAATTCTTCCTTAAGTATTGCAATGATGCGCTCACGCTCAGCCTCAACGCCCTTGTCGTATTCACGCTCTCTGGTGCGTTGCATTCTTTCAGCCCAATCAGGCTTGTTCACTTGTTCTCTCCGTCTTTAATAAAGTCCACTAAGTTCTCAGACTTAAAGTGGTCACGATAGATTCCGAAGCCCATGTCCGTGCGGTTGCTGTTAACCCACTCAAGAGTTCTCTCTCGCTCAATCTTTCTGCCTACTGCAATGGCTTTATAGATTAGTTCGACAACCTTGTCTTCATCCATCATTACTTACCTCCCTGAATCTTCCTCAATGCTGTCTCTAAGTCTCCACTAGATGCCTCAATAATGTCAACGACACGCTGTCTCTCGTCCAGCACTCCTAGTTCATACCCGAACGTCGACGAAGTCTCAATTGCCTCAGCAGCGGCGTCAGTTAACGCTTGTCTAGCACTCATGGCTAAACGCACCGCTATCTGCAACTTATCCACCACCACTTCTTCTCGCTCGTCGAAAGCAACCTTACTGACGTCGACGTTTTCTAATTCGTAATCAAAATCTGGAATTGACATTAGGGGGCTACCCGTCCGTTCTTGCTAAAGGTCTCGTATGTAATAGGCATCTTCTCGGCGAAGAATTCTTCCATCTGTTCTGCCACCATCTCGATTTCACGCTGGGGGTAACTAGGAAACTTTGCATCGTCACGCTTGGTGCGTAGCGACAAGAAGTTCATAAGTGCACGTGCGTTCATGGTCACGAACATCGAAGAATAGATGTTTACTGGCAGAACCGCACGAGCGACCTCACGAGCAACTCCCTCAGAAAGCATGTCTTGGTAGTAGTTGTATGACTGAACGCTACTTTCCTTGATGCAAGCAAAAGTAGTTTTGTATTGCTCGTCAGTGCCAGCGACAAACTCATAAGCGCCAGTCTTACCAATCTGAATCAGTTTGCGCTCTGGGTCTGGTAGATAGAAAGTTGGCTCTAGTTCCTTGTAGCGACCCGACTCTTCATTGTAAGAAGCGATGCGGTGGCGCATAAACTCACGGAACACGAAGATTGGCGCTTCTACATAAAAGGTAAAGCCGTTGTGCTCAAACGGGGTGCCGTGTCTATCTCTCATTAGATAGTTAATTAATCCTGCGTCTTTTTCGGGCGTCGACGAACTTCCGCCAGTAGATACTCGTGCTGACATAACTACCGACTCGTCACCGCCCATCGACTGGACTAACTTGACGGTCATGTCTGAGCGGAACGAGATAGGCATCATGTTTCTATCCTATCAACTTTGTCCTCTAAGTCGGACTCGAACCGACACTGTGCAGATTTTAAGTCTGCTGCCTCTGCCATTGGGCTACTAGAGGTTTCTCTTTCTCGCTTTGCTTGATAGAAGTTGCGCTTCTCTTCAGCAATCTTTCTCTGCTTTATCTTAGCGACAGCCTTACGGACGTCGGCGTCAGTGAAGTCACTCATTTAATCGAGCGGTCTTTTTTACGTCTGTCTTTGTAACACTGAGGGCAGACGCTCCCAGTGAACCTAATCCTATGCGTCCTGCACGGATATCCATATCTTCCAGCCATTATTACCTTTCTGTCGCTCCCCGACCTAGATTCGAACTAAGACTAACGACTCCAAAGGTCGCTGTGCTGCCATTACACCATCAGGGATTTTCGTGTCTATCTTACCTTCTGGACGTCGACGATGTAAGATATTTCTATGTTTACAGTTGAAATGACAAAAGATGAAATCCGCAGATGTGCGAATATGGCAGTTGAACTCTGGATTGAGAAGTTCGGCAGTGAAGACCGCCCTAACTATGCTGATGGTAAGAAAAATGGCTCACTCCAGCACGACCTAACCTCTAACACCAGAACCATCACCGCTGAGATGGCTGTTGCCAAAGCCACAAATACGACTCTTAACTACCCCGTTTACTCGAACTACCTACACCCATACCGAAAGCACCTTCCTGACGTCGGCGGCAACATGGAGGTTCGCACAGTTCGCACCCGTGGCGAAGTTCCTATCTGGAAGAAAGATGCTGGCAAGGCAATCGTGGGCTGTTATGTTCCAGACGAGGAGTTCTTCTCCGAAGTAGAGATTTATGGATGGGTCATGGCTGACGATGTTATTGGAAAGCCAGAGTTCGAGGACGCCTACATTGGTGGCTGGCGTTATCCACTAACGTCGATGACATCGTTTCCAGAACCAGTCCACCTAGAAAGAAAAGAAAAATAATGAAAGAAATGACTTCAAATCAAGCGAATATTCTTGTTGGGGATAATCGCACAACATTGCAAACACTGGCATCTGGTTCAGTCCAAACCTGTATTACTTCGCCGCCTTACTGGGGATTGCGTGATTATGGCGAAGATAAGCAGATTGGTATGGAACAGACACCAGCAGAGTTTGTTGAAAATCTTTGCAAGGTTTTTGATGAGGTTTGGCGTGTTTTGGCTGATGATGGCACTTTGTGGTTGAACATTGGTGATAGTTACACGAGCGTTCACACTGGCGGTCAGAAGTCTGCGAAAAGCACGGTGGGTGCGAACCATGATGGCGCTCAGGAATTTCGGCAGAATAAGAGCAATCCTAAAAGTTACGGTCTAAAAGATAAAGAATTGGTTGGCATTCCGTGGCGGTTAGCGTTTGCATTGCAATCTCGTGGCTGGTATTTGAGGCAGGACATTATTTGGGCTAAACCAAACCCAATGCCTGAAAGCGTTACAGACCGCTGTACCAAATCACACGAATACATTTTTTTGCTAACCAAATCACCAAAGTATTATTACGACTATCTAGCAATCAAAGAAAAAGGCGTTATCGCTGCCGGCACTAAAGCCGCAAAAGGCTCTGCCGAAAGACAAAACCAAAAAGGCGTAAACGCTAGACCCCCAGAATACAAAATCTATGACGGCATGAGAAACAAACGTGACGTATGGACTGTGAACACAAAACCATACAAAGGAGCACATTTTGCAACTTACCCACCTGAACTAATTGAACCTTGTGTGTTGGCTGGCAGTCGTCAAGGCGATTGGGTACTTGACCCTTTTAGTGGTTCAGGCACAACTGGTGCGGTTGCGTTGGCTCATGGTCGTAATTATGTTGGCTGTGAACTAAACCCTAAATATGCTGAAATGTCATTAAATCGCATAAATGACAGCATTGGAATGCTTGGTGAAGTTTCAATTATTGGTGCTGAATCACTCAAAGGCGACTAGTCGAGCAAAACTGGTAAAAGTTATATAATAATGTATCACTTTTGGACAGATTATCTCTTATAGACTTAAGTTTAAGTTTATAAATCAGTTCTCGTCTTCGCTGGCTTTCAAAGCCCTTTCAGCCTTCTTGCGTTCTTTCAATGCTTTTACGAGATTAGCGTCGGTAGTGCTCTTGGCGTGAACGGTTTTCACTTTGTCGAGCGTAAAACTGCGGAACGACTCCATCCCCTTAGGACCTCCGATGACGGTAATCCACTCTTTTCCCTTATCCGTCTTTGTGTAGTTGACAAACCTAAAGCGACCACGCTCACCAGCGATTTTAAGTTCTGTTCCGTTAGTAACGTTGCGACCATTAATCTGCATCTCCGTGATGTACTCCCAATCGTCGTTGGGGCACGGAGTGCTTTTCTTTGACTTCTTAATTTTCGCCATGATGCCTACTATACATGAAAAGTAAAAAACCTCGCATCTTTCGACACGAGGCTTTTTACCTTGACTATCCAGCCAAGAGGTCTTCCATCACTATCCAGCGATGGTCGAATATTTATACTTCATACTCTATAACCGTGACCCACCTTATCCGAGTTGCGAATTCGGACTTTCCACTACTTCCCTGTTCTCGCATTTCACCTAAGAATCTAGGTCTACTTTTTGATACTGCGGTTCTGTGAGGGGACGTGCTAACTGCATACACCAGTCAATAGGTCAGTAGAACTACGATACGGAATTAGTATTCAGTTGTCAAGCATTTCTTTTGGTGGAGATGAGGGGAATTGAACCCCTGTCCTAACATATTCGATTTGTTCTTCTACACGCTTAGGCAATGAATATTTAAGGGACTGCATTGCCACATCCCTTGGTGCTTCAGTTTTACGTCTCCAGCATGGACGTGGTGCGGGTTGTTCTATTTACTTAAAACCTGACTGCCCACCTAGAACTAGTGCTTTGTCAGGGGCAACTAGCAATTTTTAGGCTGCTAGAGCGAATGCAGAACGTGATTCAGCATTTATTTCTTTTAGCGGTTTTACAAGACTCCGCTATCTTGGCGTGCTTCACCAAACTTCAGATGCCAGTCGAAACCTGTCATCCCCTTGTCACTATTGAGTTATGTGTCTATAGTAGCACAGACATTAGTCTTTTGCAACTAGACGACGCTTAATCGGGTCAAATACTTTAGGGTGCTTTTTAGCCGCCTTGCCGTTTTGACGGTCAGAGTTTCTACCTTTAGCGGCTGGTGCTCCTCCGCCTTTACCTTTTGCCATCTGTTTACTCCTTATGGTTCGTGCCTAAATGATACCAGTTATAGTGTTCGCTGTGGGAGAAATAAAAAAACTTGCAGTTCTATAAAGAGTGTGTCTATAATCAGGTATAAAGGTTTTACCAAATGACAAAAGATGAAAGGCAACAATGACAGACAACGAACTGGTAGCGCAATACGCACCAAGACTTATCGAACTACTACCGCTGGCTCGCAAGGCTTACGGCTCACGCAACACCAAATCCCCACAGCACGACGCCAGCCGTGAATATACTCGCCTACTAGTTGAGTACTACAACAAGGGTGGCAGTCTGATTGCAATCTCTGAAGCAGTAGGCGTCACCTATGCAGGTGTCCGTCGCCGTGTTACAACCGTCAACATTGCACCTGCAACCAAGCGTGTTCGTAGCAAGGCAACTCCAGAGCAGGTAGCCGAGGCAGTAGAGCGAATCAAGATTGCAAAACTTCAGAGCGCAGAGGCTTATCACGAGGCTCTCCGCCACGAATACGAAGACAACGGAATCTCGCTAACTAAGATTTCCAAAGGCATGGGATTGAGTTCTTCTAACCCTCTCTATTACGGAGTGGCTAGAACAAAAATCAAGTCTGCTGTATAGCAAAAAAATAACCCCCTGAATTAACAGGGGGTATTTTTTTATGACTAGCGAGTTCCCTTATTCTTTGCTACTTCTGCCTCAGCAGACGATGCAAATGCGGTGTTGATTTCGTCTTCGTCAAGTGTGCCGTCTACAACATAAGCACGAGCGAGCGACTCAGCAACTTCCATAATTCCAACAAATGCTGCAATTAAGGCTGACTGCCAAAGTTCTACGCCACCGAGACTACCAGCAGCAAGAACTGCGCTGACCTTGAGGATTACAAGCGCAATCGTACGCTTGAGGATTGTTTTTGCGATGTTCATGGTTTCTCCCTGAGAGTGAGGTAATTTAAGGTCGCCTCTCTCCCAAGGGCTTG